ATTACGGCAAGGAACTGACGCTCGGGGAGATCAAGCGGAAGCATCGCTCCATCTGGCGCGAGGTTTTCGCAGAGTAGCGAAGCCGAAGGTAGAGCTACTGGCGGGGCTTGCGCTCCATCCTGCTCGCAAGGCGAGCGACCATCAAACCCAAGGGGTGACTGATGTTTGTACTGAATCGACGCTACATGAAAGATGACGACGACGGCACTGGCGGCGGAGGCCAAGGTGGTTCCGGGTCCGGGGCCAACGAGCCGACGCTCGAAGAGAAGATCAACGCTGCGGTGGATGCAGCAACCAAGGGACTGAAGGCGAAGAACGGAGAACTCCTCGGCAAGCTGAAGGATGCTCAGGAAACCCTCAAGTCATTCGAGGGGCTGGATGCAGACCATGTACGCCAACTGGTGGACAGGTTCCAGAACGACGAGATCGGCAAGCTGCTGAAGGAAGGCAAGTGGGACGACGCGCTGGCGAAGAAGTTCGAGAGTGAGCGCGGCACCTACAAGAAGCAGATCGACGACCTGACGAAGGACCGGGACCTTTCCCGCAAGGAACTGTCCGACCTTCAGAGCAAGGTTGATCGCGCTTCCCTCTCCGAGATGACTCGCCGCGCCATGGGCAAGGCTAAGGCGCACGAATCCGCCCACGAGGATGCGATCTATCGGGTGATGTCGGCCTTTACGAAAGAGGATGGCCACTTCGTTCGTCGTGACGCTGACGGCAATCTGGTGATGGGGGCCAAGGGTCCTCAGACAGTCGATGAGTACATCGAAGAGGTCCGCACGAGGGACCTCGCGCCGCACTGGTGGCCCACGCCTACTGGCATGGGCAGCAAGGGTGGCGGCTCCGGTGGAGCAAGATCGAAGAATCCTTGGGCGAAAGACACCCTGAACCTGACAGAGCAGGGCAAGATCATGAGGCAAGACCCTCAGCTTGCGGCAAGGCTCAAACAGGAAGCGGGGGCTGGGGCCTGAGGGAGGACAAACCCCAAGCTAAGAGGCTAAACCAATGGCTGCAACGAAAATCTCTGATGTCATCGTGCCGGATGTCTTCAACCCCTACGTGGTTGAGCGTACTTCGGAACTCACCAAAATCCGCATGGGCGGCATTGTCGGTCAGGACGAAAACCTGAATGCCCTCGCCCAGCGCGGCGGCAAGCTCATCAACATGCCCTTCTGGTCCGACCTGACCGGCGACGACGAGGTGCTCAGCGACTCCGGGTCCCTGACGGTCAACGCGATCGGTTCGGGTCAGGACGTGGCCGCACTGCTCATGCGTGGTAAGGCATGGGGCGTCAACGATCTGGCCAAGGCCCTGTCTGGCGACGATCCGATGCGTGCCATCGGCGATCTGGTCGCTGACTACTGGGTCCGCAAGCAACAGGCCACCCTGATCCAGACGCTCGAAGGCGTGTTCGCCGACAACGTGGCAAACGACTCCGGTGACATGGTGTCGAACGTGGCCATTGAAGATGGTGACAGCGCGACCTCTGCCAGCCTGCTTAATGGCACCACTCTGGTCGGCGCCATTGCCACCATGGGTGACATGGGCGCAGAGCTGGAAGCCATCGTGATGCACTCGGTCTGCTACAACAACTTGCAGATCGCTCAGGCCATCACGCTCCGCAACACGGCTGTCCCCGGTTCCGAGACCCCCATCGAAATCCCGACCTTCCACGGCCTGCGTGTCATCGTCGATGACTCCTGCCCGGTGGTTGCTGGCGGGACCAGCGGCTACAAGTACACCTCGTACCTGTTCGCCAGCGGGGCCATCGGTCTGGGCGAGGGTTCGGCCCCGGTTCCGACCGAGACCGATCGTGACGCACTGGCTGGGGAAGACCAGCTCATCACGCGCCGCCACTACCTGCTGCACCCGCGTGGCATCGCGTTCCAGTCCGGCTCGGTTGCGGGTTCCTCCCCGACCAATGCCGAGCTGGCCTTGGCTGCGAACTGGTCTCGCGTGTACGAGCGCAACAACATCCGCATCGCACAGCTCGTCACCAACGGCTAAACGATTCGCTCGGTGGGTAGGGCGATCCTTGGCGGGGCGGGGCTTCTCGCCTCGCCCCTTTTTCAACTGGAGGGGCAATGTCTAATCCGAAGCTGACCGACATGCTGGCGGCAAACGCAAAGCGCAACGAGACGAATGAGGCGCGAGAATCCATCAGGATGCTGCACACTGCCGTGGAGCGGGTCGCCCGGACCAACCGGGTAGAGGCGAAGGCGCTGGCTGACCTCCGCAGGCAAGCTGCTGCTGTCGAGGTCTCGATGCAACGTGCCGAAGCGAAAGCCAAGCCACAGACCCCGAAGGAGGAAGCCATTGCCGATGCGATGGAGAACTCCGAGGATGAGGTTGTCGTGGCCAAGACCGGGACGGATGAATGACTCCCATCGCCTCCCTGCTGGAGGCCAACGAGTACCTGTCGGCAAACCAGTCGTGGGTTGAGGCGACAGCCACTGCCCGGACACGGGCGCTGGTGGTAGCGACGGCCTACCTGAACGGCCAGTACGAATGGGTCGGGGAGGTCGTGTCCACGTCGCAGGAGAACTCGTGGCCTCGAACCGGCACCGATAAGTGGGGCAACGACATCGGGGACACCACCCCTCAGGTAATCAAGGACGCCTGCTGCGAGCTGGCACTGGTCGAGATCGGCGATGCTTCGATCCTGCCTGAGCGCGATGGGTCTCAGAGCCAGCGGATTACCACTGGCGAGAGCCTGACTGTCGGCCCCATCTCCACGTCGGAGCAGTACGCTGTTGATCGTGAAAGCGTGCGCCCCGGCCATTACAAGAGCGAGCTGGTTGACGCCATGCTGACGCGGTACATCAAGCGTCGAGCTGGTGGTTACGGCTCCATCCCCCACGTCCTACCGTGAGCCTTTCCCTGACAGCCCTTGCGGCCAAGGTGGACACGGCATGGGCGAAGGCAGGCGACGCGGTTGTCTCGATGACCCTGCACGCCATCGCCTCCGCTCCAACCTATGACCCTTCCACGGGCGCCGTCGGCTCGGCAACGACCGAGTACCCGGTGCAGGTGGTGCGTGACCCGCAGAAGGCGAAGCAGGTGGCGCAGAATGCCGTCATGGGCGTGGACGACGTGGTTGAGGTCTTCATCGTCAGGAACAGCGAGCTACCGGCAAACCCGAAGGCTGGTGACTACTTCATGGAGGGATCGGTAAAGCACCCCGTCCGCAGCGTCATCGGTGATGGCGTCGGCGTGGTCACGAGCTTCGTGGTGGGCTGATCCGTGAGCTGGAGCACGCGGCCAGAAGACCTGATCCTGACAGTGAAGAAGGAGCACCAGAAGCTCGTCAAGGACATGGTGGCGTTCGTCTGGGTTCAGGTGACGACATCCTCGCCGGTAGACACCGGGCGGTATGCTGGAAACCATAACGTCTCGTCCGGCGTCCCGAATGGCTCGTACAACTACAACAAGACCAACCCCAGCAAGAGCGTCGATCTTGGCCGTGTTGAAGTCACGGTCGGTGACGACTCGTTCCGTACCTTCTGGGTTTCAAATGGCCTACCCTACGCCGAAGCACTTGAAAACGGACACTCGCAGCGAGCGCCACGGGGTGTGTATGGGCCAGCCTTCGCGCTGGCGTCGCATCGCCTGAGGAGCAGGACATGAGCTTCGATACCATCCGGCAATCGCTTGAGTCTTACGTCAACGCCAACTGGGCAGGCGTCCCGATGGCTTACGACAACGTGCCGTTCACCCCTCCCTCGAACGGCGCGGCATGGGTCAGGATGACGATCCAAGAGGCAGGGAGGGAAATCCACGAGATAGGGGCTGTCTCGGCTGACACCGTGGGGCTGGTTTCGTTCCAGATATTCACCCCAAAGGACAGCGGAACGGCTGCTGCAAGGCAGATAGCTGACCAGTTGGCAACCCTGCTCGACATCAAGAACATCAGCGGCGTGAAGACGCAGGTCCTGAGGCTCCGCAAGGCGGGGTTCCGAGAGGACTACGAGCAGCACAATGCCGATGTGCCTTTTGAATTCAACGCTATCGTTTAAGGGGGCCATACAATGTCCAGCTCGAATCAAGTAACCGTCCGCTACGTTCCCGAAGTCACTCCCGGCACCACTCCCGCTGACGATGCGGGCTGGAAGGAGCTGGGCTTCATCAGCGAGAACCTCACGGCATCTCCGCAGACCAACGAGATCGACGAGATCAACTCCGACCGCATGGATACCGACCTGCTGTCCAATGGCTACTCCGTGTCTGGCGGCGTTCAGGGGCGGCTGCGCTACTCCATGTGGGACGACTTCATGGAGGCGGCGCTCGGCGGCACTTGGACGACCAACGTGCTGAAGGTTGGCGCGGTATCCCGCCACTTCTCGTTCGAGAAGGAGTTCGGCGACCTGACCAACAAGTTCCTCGCCTTCAAGGGCATGAAGTGCAGCTCGGCGCAGATGAACTTCGACAGGCAGAATGGCGTGACCATGGACTTCCAGTTCATGGGCCTGAGCACGGTCACGGATGGCTCGTCCTCGCTGGTCGGCTCTGGCTCAAGCGCATCGCCCACCACCAACGAGATCATGAACGCTGCCGGTGATGTCGGCACGATCAACGTCGGTGGCGCGGGTTCCACCATCTGCTTCCGCAATATCTCGCTGAACATCAACAACAATGTTCAGCCGCGCATGTGCATGGGTTCGGAAGGCCCCAGTGCTGTCACCGAGTTCGCGTCGCGCATTACCGGCTCGCTCGAAGTCTACCTCGACGACGATGCGTTCGCGTGGCTCTCCTCCCTGATCGACCAGACCACCGAAGACGTGGAATGGACCGTGACTGATGGCACGAACACCTACACGTTCAACATGCCCAAGATCAAATTCTCCGGGCAACTCCCGGTGATCGGCGGCGGCAACCAAGAGATCATGTTGCCGCTGGACTTCACTGTGCTGAAGGATAGTGGCACTGGCTCCACGCTGGATGTCACCCGCAGCGGCTAATTGAGGACATAAAAAAATGCAACTGCATCGCGTAAATCCCACCGTCGAAAAGCAGGGTATCTGGAAAGAGTATGACGGGACCGAGTTCCTGATTGCTCGCGCCGGTAAGGACTTCCTGTCCCTGTTCGAGCGCCTGTCCAAACCGCACAAGGACAAGAAGGGCAACATCAAGTACAGCGCGGCATTGCTGGTGACTGCTGAAGCCCTGAGCGAGTGTGTCCTGCTGGACTGGAAGGGCATGAAGGACGGCGACAAGGACGTGCCATTCTCCAAGAGCGAAGCCCGCGCCCTGCTGGAGCGGGACGACGAGTTCCGCCAGTTCGTC